TTCATAAATGGTGTGCTACAACAACCTGATGTGAATTATGAATTCGAAGGTGGAACATCAATCTCATTCACAACAGCACCATCACGAGATGATAACGTATCAATTTACATTTACAAAGGTCAAGATGGTGTTGATTCAATAATTAGCACAAATCAAAATCCATTAGTTGAAGTTGGTGATTTTGTTCAACTTACCAAATCAGATGGAATCAGTACTTCAAAAGCACAAGATCAGAGAACTGTGTTTGACTTATCTCTTAAGGACAAGTTTGAAACAGATCTATATTCTGAACAAGGTATTGATTCTGACAACTTTAGAGGTATACATCTTATTAAACAAAAGCGTGATACAAGAATTGAGGGTAGAAATATTTCAAAAGTCAGAGATTCTATTGAACCTCAAATCTATCCAACAGCAAAAGTTATAAAAGATATCACAACTTCATCCAGTACAATATTTGTAGACAATGCTAAATTCTTTGATGTAGAGGGAACTGCATCATCAGATGGATTTGATGCAAAAATAATTTCAGGAGCACCTTTACCATTGGTTGGAATCACAACATTAACAGCGACCGTATCGACTGCTGGAACAGTTTCTGGATTAACAATCACAGGTGGAGGAAGTGGATACACATCTGCTCCTACAATATCAATCGCATCACCATCAGTTGGTGTCGGAACATTCATTCAATCAGATGGTTCTGTAGGAGTTGCCACTACTGCAACTGCAACAGTCACGATAACAAATGGTGTGATAGATGGATTTGCAATCACAAATCCTGGTTTAGGTTACACAATTGCACCTCAAGTTCTTGTGCGCCCACCAGCAGCAGTGACTGAAGGAATTACATCCATAACTTCTGTTACTGGTTTCTCTGGAATCATAACTGGAATTTCAAAAGGATCAGTATCTGGTGGAGTTGCTCTAAAATTCCAGTTAGAAAGAACTGATTCAATTGCAAATTATACTGGTTTAAATGTGGGTGATTTTGTATTCATCAATAATACAACAGTTGGACATGGTATTACATCTCAATACACTACAGATAGTAGTACAATTGCAGTCGGGTCTACTTTTGTAGATAACATATATGAAGTTGTAGAAATTAGTAATGTTGGAATTGCAGGTTCAATTATGTGTCGTGTAAATATGAGTGCTATTGATCTTAGTTTAAATGTAAGTGGAGATAATCTTGGCACCTTCTCATTTGGTAAATTATCATCACTAAATAGAAGTTCAACACCTATTTCAATTGGTGTAACAGGTTTTACTGTTAATTCTGGATTATCTACTTTCCCAACAATACAGAGATCAGGTGGGTCTTACACTCTAAGGCAAACTGGTGCTTTACCGAAGATCATATAAACTGTTATAAATATCTAAAAAACTATAAATATGCCAGCCGTAGTCACAGATCAATTTAGAATATTTAACGCTAATAACTTCATAGATTCATTATTAGACACCTCTAATAATTATTATGTTTTTTTAGGTTTAGTAAATCCATCTCCTGCAAGTATAGGTTTTGGAAGGACTGACACTGCCAATTGGCCACTTAATCCTATCGATAACCTTCAGAATAGATCTCATAATCAAGATACTGCATTATTTGGTAAAAAGATAACATCAGCAAATGTCAGAAGAGTTATAAGAAAAGTTTCGTGGGTTAGAAATACAAAATATGATATGTATCGACATGATTATAGTTCTTCAAATCTTTCACCTAACACACAAGTAGCAAATTTATATGATACAAATTATTATGTCATAAACAGTGATTTTAGAGTTTATGTGTGTATCGATAATGGATCTTCAGGAGCAACAGGCACTGAAACAGCAAAGGGTGAAAATTCACTTGATGAACCTACACATACAGAATTAGAACCACAAGGTGGGACAAGTGGAGATGGATACCTATGGAAGTATCTTTTTACAATATCACCAAGTGATATAATCAAGTTTGATTCAACAGAGTTTATAGTTCTTCCAAGTGATTGGCCAACTTCAACTGATTCATCTATTTTAGATGTAAGAGAGGCAGCAGACTCAACAGTCAATAATAATCAAATTAAAAAAGTATACATTGAAGATTCGGGAAGCAGCTCTTCTCAAGCATATCAAGAGGGAACAAATACCTTAGATATACTTGGTGATGGAACGGGAGGAAAAGTTAGTGTCACAGTAAGTTCAAACGGTAAAATAACTGATGCAGTAGTTTCGGAGGGTGGTCAAGGTTACACTTATGGAATCGTTAATTTAAAACCAATTCAAGCATTGTCTACAATCAATTTGGTGGATAGAGCAAAATTAATTCCAATTATACCTCCATCAAAAGGTCATGGATTTGATCTATATTCTGAGTTAGGTGCTGACAAAGTTTTAGTTTATGCGAGATTTGATGACTCAACACCAGACTTTCCAACAGATACTAAATTTTCACAAGTTGGAATTATCAAAAATCCTGAACAATTTACTAATACGAATGCTTATACAGGTTCTACATTTTCATCAACTCACGCAATAAAGTTAGATTCAACTCCAGCATCAACTCCTACAATTGGACAAGAAATCACACAAAATACTGCAGGTGGAACAGCAAGAGGTTACTTAATTTCATATGATTCAACTACAAACGTAGTTAAATTCTCAAGAGATCGTTCATTATACTTTAGCAATGGAAAGGATCAAACTGACAATGTTAATGTTGACACAATTTCAAAAATTGTCGATTTTGAAGCAGGTTCAACTGTAAGTCCTTTAAATGTGGGTGTTCAAGATTTTAGTGGAATTACAACTACTGTCAATTCAAAAGTCATAGATCTTGGAGTCAATTTCACAAATGGAGTTTCAGATCCTGAGATAAATAAAAAGACAGGTGAATTAATTTATATTGATAATCGTTCATTAGTTACAAGAGATCCTCGCCAAAAGGAAGACATCAAAATTATACTGGAATTTTAAAAAATGGCACAAAAATCAAATTTAAATGTAAGTCCATATTATGATGACTTTGATCCAAATAATAATTTCTATAAGGTATTATTTAATCCAGGATTTCCAGTCCAAGCGAGAGAATTAACAACTTCACAATCAATTTTACAGAATCAAATTGAAGATTTTGGTAGTCATATTTTTAAACAAGGTTCAGTAGTAATACCTGGTAATATAACTTTTGATAATCGATACAACGCAGTTAAATTAAATGCAACTAATTTTGGAATTGATATTTCAGTATACTTAGAAAAGTTTATAGGAAAAACAATAACAGGAAAAATATCAAACATAAGTGCAACTATAGAAAAAATAGCATTACCAACCATAGATCCAATTGATGATATCACCATATTTGTCAAATATATTAACAGTGGTGATGATTTCAGTTCCTCTGTGTTTACAGATGGAGAAGCATTAATTTGTAATGAAAATATTACTTATGGAAATACAACTATATCTGCAAATACTGATTTTGCAAGTTTAATATCCAATAATGCAACATCAGTTGGTTCTGCTGCGTCCTTAGGTGATGGTGTATTCTTTATTAGAGGATATTTTGTAAAAGTATCTCAACAAACTTTAATTTTAGACTATTATACTAATAATCCATCATATCGTGTAGGACTTCAAGTAACAGAATCATTCATTGGATCAAAAGATGATGATTCACTTTTTGACAATGCGAAAGGATTTACAAACTTTGCTGCGCCAGGAGCAGATAGATTAAAAATTACATTAACATTAACTAAAAAATTACTCACTGATTTAGAAGATACAGATTTTGTTGAAATATTAAGAGTTGATAATGGAAAAGTTAAAAAAATAAAATCAAAAACAAGATATAACCAAATACGTGACTACCTTGCAGAAAGAACTTTTGATGAATCAGGTAATTATACAGTTAAACCTTTTATTCCATCATTACACAACTCTTTGAATGATAGAGTCGGAACAAATGGAATATATTTTAGTAATCAAAAAACAGATGAAGGAAATACACCATCTGATGATTTAGCATGTGTTGAACTATCACCAGGTAAGGCATATGTTAGAGGTTATGAGGTAGATAAACCATTTTCATCAATCATAGATATTGAAAAACCAAGAGATACTGAAGAAATAAAGAATGTTAATGTTCCATTTTCATCTCCAAATAAATTAAAAGTTAATCGAGCACATGGTGTCCCTAAAAATGGAGAAACAGTTGAATTATATGATCAAGTTAAAAATGGAGGATCAAAAATAGGTGATGCAAGAACTTATGGATTTAATTTAACAGATGCAGCGTATGAAGGTGATAAAACAAATTGGGATTTACACTTATATGATGTACAAACATATACAAAGTTAATTTTAAACACAGCAAATTATGGTAACGAAACTATACCAAAGTCATCATTTATCGAAGGAAAAAATAGTGGAGCAACAGGTTTCGCAGTTGCTGGAATTAATAATACTGACACAATACAACTTCGTCAAACATCTGGAACTTTCATAGCAGGGGAATCACTCATAGTGAATGGTGCTGATTTATCAATTGGCATAGGTACTGTAACTGTTTTTGATACAAGTAGTATCAAATCTGTGAAACAAACAGGAGTTACTGATTTTCCAGACTTTTCTGCAGACTCAATTTTAGAAAAGTTTAGATTATCCAGTGGTGTTGTTAAGATAGATGTGAGTGCGTCAGGAATTGCCACTGCTCCTTCAATCAATGGTGGTTTTGGGGGTCTTAGAGTGAATGATATAATTAGATATTTCAATCCACAATACTCACAAGAGGTTTTCAATAGAGTTTCAGCAATATCAGATACTAAAACAGAGATTACTTTATCGGCGATAAATGCAGGTGTTACCACTGCAAATTTATTTGGAAGTTTACCAGCTGCAAGTGATGTTAATCTTCAAGTAGATGCATTTTTAGCTGCTCCTGTGATTGAAGAAGGTAATGGATTGATCGCTCCTTTACCTGATGAAAATGTGTCTTCAGTAGATTTAGATAGATCAAATTTAATATTAAATCATCAAGTCACTGGTGAAACTACAACTGGTGCTGGTGTGTTAGTAGTTAATACATCTGATATTACAGGAATCACAAGTGTTTCATTCTCAACCTTTGATGAAGAAAGATACTCTGTTCATAGAAGTAATGGATTAAATAATGCAGTTACAGATGATACTTTTAGTCTTGGAGCAACCAGTTTTACAATAACCAACTTATCAAATAGTCAGAGTAATGTCGTTGTAAGCACAACTATTCAGAAGAATTTTATAAAAAGTAAGAAAAAAGTATATAACCGAAGCCAAAAGTTAAATGTAACTGGGTCAAGTAATAGAACATCAGGTATTAGCACAGCGTTGGGAGATGGAACAGCAAATATCGCAGATGGATTAACGTTTAACAACTTCTTTGGATTAAGAGTACAAGATAAGAGAATCTCTCTTAACTACCCCGATGTTGCAAAAGTAATCGCAGTTTATGAGTCTGTTGATGGAACTACACCCACATTAGATAAAGTTAAATTTAGTTCGTCTGCAGGAGTGTTAACGAATGCGGTAATTGGTGAGAATATTAGTGGCAAAAGTTCAAATGCCATTGCAAGAGTTGTCGCTAATAATGCAGGTGGAGATGCAAATAGTTTGGAGATTGTATATTTAAATTCTTCAAAATTTGTAACTAGTGAAACTGTCATATTTGATGAATCAAATATTCAAACAACCATTGAAACAATAACAATTGGAAATAAAAAAGACTTAACAAATTCATACAAATTAAACAAAGGTCAAAATCCTGAATTTTATGATTATTCAAGTATTATAAGAAATAGTGGAGTTGCAGAACCTTCAAATCCTTTACTTGTAATTTTTGATTATTATTCAATACCAAGCACTGATTCTGGTGACTTATTTACAGTATTGAGTTATGATGATGAAAGATATGCAACTGATATACCAAATATTTTTGGTATAAGAACATCCGACATGTTAGATTTTAGACCAAGAGTTGATGTTTTTAGTTCAAGTACAACTTCCCCATTTGATTTCGATTCAAGAACCTTCACAGGGTCTTCAAACAAATTTTTAAAAGTTGGTGAGGGATCGGTTGTTGATTATGAATATTACTTACCAAGAATTGATAAATTATATTTAGATACTAAAGAGCAATTCATAGTTGAAAAAGGAACATCATCAAGATATCCAAAACCACCTAAGAAAAATAATTCCTTATTGGAAATCGCTCAAATAACTTTGCCAGCATATCTTTACAATCCCCAAGATGCTATCTTCAAATTGATTGATAATCGAAGATATACCATGAAAGATATTGGTGTTATTGATCGAAGAGTAAAAAATTTAGAAGATGTAACTTCACTTTCATTATTAGAATTAGATACAAAAACTTTACAAATTCAGGATGCTCAAGGAAATAGTCGTTTTAAAACTGGATTTTTTGTAGATGATTTTAAAAATAATAACTTTATGAATTTAGTTTTATCTAAATCTGAAATAAATCCTACAGGAAATGAGTTAGTACCTATTCGATCAAGAAATTCATTAAAAATTGATCTTGCACCAGCAGATGTAAATGATAATACAGAGAATTTTGCTTTAATAGATTCAAATGTTCAGAAAACAGGTAGATTTGTTACTTTAAAATATGAAGAAATTGGTTGGATTGAACAAGCATTTGCAACAGGTGTTGAAAATGTTAACCCTTTCCATGTTGTAGTATATACAGGAGATATTGAGTTAGATCCTGCAAATGATATCTTTACAAGAACGATTCAGTTAGAAGATAATAATATAAGTCGAACTGTAAATCGTGAGGTGCAATTTAATCAAAATATTGACTTAGGAACTTTAGCAAGACTTAACAGAACAAGTTTAGATTTTGGAAGAGTGGCGAGAATAAATAGGGAAGCAGTAGCAGCAGCTCGGGCAGCACAGCAGAGAGTTGGAGAACTTACTGTAGGTGGTACAACAAGAGAAGATATATCATCAGTTTCAAGAAATACTTTAACAACAACAGATGTTTCAATAAGAAATATTTTAGTTTCATCAGGAAATGAAACATTCATGAGATCAAGAAATACAGAATTTTTTGCATCTGCATTAAAACCAAAAACAAGATATTACCAATTTCTTGATGGAAGAGGTGATGTTGATGTAATTCCAAAATTAATTGAAATTAAAAATTCAGATGGTCAAGATGGATCAGATGGTGTGTTTCAAGTCGGAGAAACTGTTGTTGGTTCTGTTGGAACTGATAATTTGATTCGATTTAGAGTTGCAACTCCAAATCATAAAAGAGGTGTACATAACAACCCATCAGAAACATATACATTTAATCCTTATGAAGTTGTTCCTGCAGGTGGCACACCTGTTTCTTTACCCACAAGTTACAGTCAAACATCTACAGTTTTGAATGTAGATACAAAATCATTATCAGAAGAAGCTGTTGGATCCTTCTTTGGGTACATAACATTTGATATGAAACTTGTTGGACAATCAAGTGGTGCTATTGCTTATGTCAAAGACATCCGTCTTATCTCAGATGTTCAAGGAGATGTTGTTGGTACTTTCTTCTTAAGAGATCCAAATGTGCTACCAACACCACCTGTTCGTATTGAAAATGGCACAAAGTCATTTAAATTAACCTCCGATCCCAATAACGTACCAGGATTGGCGGGTTCAAGTGACACTTCCACTGCTGAAGTTAATTACATTTCAAATGGATCAGTTGATAGATGGCAAAATGAAGTATTAACAACAGATTTTGTAACTGATATTGATACCACTACAAATGTCGGATTTGACGTTAATAATTTAAATGTAATTGATAATGTACAAGTAGAATTTTTTGATCCACTTGCTCAAACATTTGTTGTTGGTGGAAATATCGAAGCACCGTCAGATATTGATACAAATGATGATATTGACGGAGCATTTTTAACTGGAGTGGAAATATACTTTGCAAAAGTTGATCCTAATAATTTGCCAGTTACAATACAAATTAGAACAACATCACTTGGAATTCCGACAAGAGATGTTCTTGGAGTTCCAGTTGTATTAAATCCTAATTCTGTTGTCGGAACCGATGAAGATGGTAACGACATCTTACTTAAAAATAATACATCTACAGATGCTTCAAAGGGAACTAAAGTTACATTCCAAGAACCAATATTTTTACCACCAGGAAGAGAGTATGCTATAGTTTTACTTTCTGATAAGAGTATGGAATATGAAGTTTGGATTGCAACAATGAATGAAGCAACTGTAAATACACAGAATCTTCCTAACGCAGAGCAGACAACATACTCTACTCAGTTTTCAATGGGTGCTTTGTTTAGATCACAAAATGGTTCTCTTTGGACTGAAAATCAATATCAAGATATGAAGTTTAAGTTATATAAAGCAAACTTCACATCTAACACAGGAACAGCAACATTCTATAATCCAAGTATTATTACAGATGATAATGCTACAGTTGATGAGAATACACTTGAATCACCAAAACTTTTAGATAACCCAATCGAAACATTACCTAAGACAGGGTTTGTAGGAGTTACATCGATCTCAAATGCAGCTTTAGTAGGAATTGTTACCACAGGTAGAAAGATACACGCAAGAGGGTTAATAGACAACACAGCGGTAATCACTGGAGTTGGTGCAAAAGTTACTAATGTCGGAATCATGACCGGTGGTCTTAGATATGCTGCAGCGTCTGGTGCTGGAACTGAATTTGATACTTATCCAATTTCAACAAAAGGAACAGGATTAAAATTAAAAATTACTGCTATTGAAGCAAATGGTGCTGTTTCCACTTTATCAATTAATAGTAATGGTGAAGGATATAATGTTGGTGATATTGTTGGAATTGTAACAGCACAAGCTTCAGGTGCAAAGGGACAGGGAGCACAACTTGTAATCAAATCTGTTGGTAATGTAGATAGGTTATATCTAACAGATATACAAGGATCTGATGCCTCATTTACTGCTTCAATTTCTGAACCACTTCAGGTATTCAATCCAACATCTATGTCACTTAATTCTTCAATATTAGTTACAAGTTATACTGCTGATGGTGGAGTAAATGATGGTAAACATATTAAGGTCAGTCAGTTTGATAATGGATTATATACTTCAACAAATAAAGCAAAATTAACCTCAGTTCAACCAACCACAAAATTAGTTGAGTTACCAAGTAGTATTACTGCAAGTGAAACATCAATGGAAGTTGGTTCTGGAAATACTTCAATATTTGCATTCTTTGAGGGATCACCAGTTGGTGCTGCAAATACTGGATATTTAATATTAGGTAATGAGGTGATTGGTTATGAGACTGTTGGTACAGATACATTAGGATCATTAACAAGAGGAGTTGATAATACAATTGCACAATCTCATGGACAGGTAGGTGTTGTAAATCTACAAAAATATGAATTGAATGGTGTATCCTTGAGAAGAATAAACGGTATTACAAATACTGTAAGCACAAGTGGAGATATTGATTTGGATTCTTATTTCTTATCAATTGATATGTCTCCAACAAATGGAACTATTCGATCAACAGATTTGTCTGGAATCTCAGGTATCGGTAGTCTACCAGCATTAAGTTTCAATACTAAAAAAATTGTTGGTGGATCGAGTGCTCATGCTTCCAGAAACATAGTATTTGGAGCAGTTGTTCCATCAGTTGCTAATTTCAATCCTGGTTCTACTACATCTTCAAACGCATCAATCAGAACAGTGACTGCAAGAAGTGTGGGTGGAACAGAAGTTCCATTTTTAGATGCAGGATTTGAAAATGTGATTTTGAATGAGTATAATGGATTATCAAGTCCAAGACTGGTTGCATCAAAGTTAAATGAAGATACATTCGTTACAGATTTTCCAAGGAATAAATCATTTACGTTGAATGTAACCATGAATAATAATGGAACATCAGCATTATCCCCTGTGATACGTACTGATACATCCTTTGTTGAATTCATAAATCATCGAATTAACAATCCTGTTGGATCTGACAATTATGCAACAAGCAAATCTGCAAATTCTATCTTTGATGATCCTCACGCAGCAACATACGTATCAAACTCTATTAAATTAAGTAGACCTGCAACATCACTGAGAGTAATTCTTTCAGCGTATAGAGATGTAAGTGCAGACTTTAGAGTTTTATACTCTCTGGAAAGAGTTGACTCTGATGGTGTCAATCAAGAATTTGAACTATTTCCTGGTTATAAAAATTTAGTGAGCACTGATGAAACTGGTTTCGGTGATCAGGTTATTGATCCTTCAAAAAATGATGGAAGACCTGATGTATTTGTCCCTGCAAGTTTAGAAGATGAATTTTTAGAGTATCAGTTTACTGCAGAAAACTTAGATTTATTTACAGGTTTTACAATCAAGATTGTAATGTTTGGTACAAATCAGGCAAGACCTCCAAGATTTAAAGATCTCAGAACAATCGCAGTAAGATGATTAGAGTTGAAGGACACAAAAATTTATACCGTGATGAAAACTCCGGTGCTATCATAAACTGTGATTTTACAGGATATGATAACTATGTTCGGAGTTTGAAATCAAAGGAAAAAGAAAAGGATGAAATTAAACAAATGAAAAATGACATTCAAGATATCAAAGATGTCCTAAAAGAATTGAAGGAGGGGATTAACTTAGTCATAAATAGTAAATAATATAGTATTGTTAAATAGATGGCTGTATATGTATCGAATATTGTAATCAATTCAGGCACAACATTTTCAGAGACATTTACGTTGGAGTCTGCTATCACTAATTCACGATTTGATTTGAGTGGATATTCTGGTGCTGCTCAAATGAGAAAGCATGCTGGCGCATCTACTGGACACGATTTTACTGTTGAATTTCCGGAACCACTTTCTGCCGGACAAATTATTTTAAGTATGACCGCCACAACAACTTCTGCTATTAAAGCAGGTCGTTATGTTTATGACATTGTTATAACTACAGGATCGACTAAACAAACAGTCGTTGAAGGAAATGTTTTAGTTAGAGAGGGAGTAACTCGTTAATGGCAAACATCAAAGTTCGTGTTGGACAATCTAATGCTGTTAAAGTCATTGCTGCTGCTTCTGGTGGTTCATTAAATGCTGAAACTGCGACTAACGTAGTTGGTGGTATCGCTTCGGTTTCACAACTTTCAGTTGGTGCAGTTGCAGGAATGTCTGGTGTCTCTACATTCTTTGGTGTATCTAATTTTCAAAAAGGACTTGTTGTTACTGCTGGAGTTTCTACATTTACTGGTTTAACAACAACTTTTGGTGATTTATTTGTAGGTGGTAATTTAAATGTATCAGGTATTGGTACGTTTGGTGTAGGAACTTTAACACTTGATGGTGATAACGATATTATAAATGTAGGATCTGGTGTAACGATAGGTAGTGCAGAGGGTATATTTACACCATCATTATCAATATCTGGAGTTCTTACTGCCACTTCTTTAAATATAACTGGTGTTTCAACTTTAACAGGTATCGTCACCACTGGAACTGATCTATTTGTTGGTGGTGATTTATTTGTACAAGATGATTTAGTTTTTGATGAATTGCTTGCAAGAAACGCAATTTACAGTGGTTTTATTAGTGTTGCAGGGGTTTCAACACTTACTGGAATTGTAACAACAGGAACTGATCTTTTTGTGGGTAGAAATTTAATTATACCAAATAATAGTCAATCAGAATCACTAAATATTACTGGAGTATCAACATTTGTTGGAATTGGAACATTTGAAAATAATTTATTTGTTGCGAATACTTTAACTGCAGGATTGATTGATGGAGGTGCGTTCTAGTGGCAAAACCAAGTAGTAGACAAGAATTAATAGATTATTCCTTGAGGAGATTAGGTGCTCCTGTATTGGAAATAAATGTTGATGATGATCAAATAGATGATTTAGTTGATGATGCATTGCAAGTTTTCAATGAACGTCATTTTGACGGTGTTGAAAGAATGTATTTAAAATATAAATTTACAGCAGAAGATATTAATAGAGGAAAGGCGACAAATGAAACTGGAAGTTCAAATACATTAGGTATAGTAACAACATCAGGAATATCAACTACAGTCAGTGGTATGTCCACCATGACAAATAATTTTGCTGAGACATCAAATTTCATACAAGTCCCAGATTCAGTCATTGGTATTGAAAAGATATTTAAGTTTGATACCAGCACGATATCTGGTGGCATGTTTAGTATTAAATATCAATTATTCTTAAATGATCTTTATTACTTTAACTCTGTAGAATTGCTACAGTATTCTATGACAAAAACATATCTTGAAGATATTGATTTCTTATTAACACCAGAAAAACAAGTTAGATTTAATAAGAGACAAAATCGTTTGTACTTAGATATGGATTATACTGCAATCACAACAGATGATTTTATTGTTATTGATTGTCAAAGAATATTAGATCCTAATACATTCACTGGTGTCTATAATGATAGTTTCTTAAAATTATATCTCACAGCACTTATTAAAAGACAGTGGGGACAAAACTTAATGAAGTTTAGAGGAGTTAAATTAGCAGGTGGTATTGAATTAAATGGTAGAGAGATTTATGAAGACGGTGAAAGAGATTTAGAAAATATCAAACAAAGAATGCAACTTGAATATGAAACACCACCTCTTGATTTTATTGGTTAATGACAAATGGCATTAAATCCCTTTTTTCTACAAGGATCACAAAGTGAACAACGACTGATTCAAAGTTTAATAAACGAACAGTTGCAGATTTATGGTGTAGAAGTAATATACTTACCAAGATCAATTTTATCGAAGGATGAAATTTTAACAGAAGTTCAATCATCTGCATTTAATGATAACTATGCAATCGAAGCATATGTCAATACCTATGAGGGGTATTCAGGTGCTGGTGATATCATGACAAAATTTGGAATGAGTCTAAAAGATGAACTTACAGTAACAATATCGAAAGAAAGATTTGAGGATTTTATTAGTTCATTTTTAGCAGACTTACCAGCAAGTGAAAGAGAAGTTGCGACAAGACCTTGTGAGGGAGATTTAATATTTTTTCCTTTGGGAAATAGAATATTTGAAATTAAGTTTGTAGAACATGAGCAACCATTCTATCAGTTAGGTAAAAATTATGTCTATCAATTGAAGTGTGAACTATTTGAACTTGAAGATGAATTAAGCACTATTGCAGGTGATGGTATAGAGTCACTTACACAAGATATTGACGATGAGATGGTCGATTTTGGGTATATTACAAGTCTTCAAATGGTTTCTGCAGGTTCAACAGCAACCTTAGGTATAAGTACAGTTACTGGTTATGTTAGAAAGATAGTTTTGACAAACGATGGATTTGGATATACTCAAACACCTACTGTCGCTATTACAACAGCACCTGCTGGTGGAACAAATGCAACAGCAGTTGCAATAACTACATCAGTCAGCAATATATTCTCAGTTAAGGAAATATTACTTATTAATCCTGGTGCTGGATATACTGTTGCACCAACAATTTCGATTGTAAGTGCAGCATCTACAATCGCAGGTATTGGATCTACTTCTTATGGAGTTGGTGCTGCTGCAACATCTGTACTTGTTACAGACTCAGCAGGTATCTCTACAATAAGTCTATCAAGCAAGGGTACAGGATATCTTAAGATACCTACTGTGACATTTACAACTCCAACATCAGGAGTGGGAACTGCAACAGGAGTGATAGAGATTGATTCAACTAATAATGAACTATCAAGAGTATTACTGAGAGATGCAGGTATTGGATATACTGCTGGAACTGCGAGTGCAACAGTTTCTGCACCTGCACTAATCACAGGAATTGGAACATATCAGTTTGGTGAACTTGTTACCGGATCAGTATCGGGTGCAAAAGGAAGAGTCAAGAAATGGGATTCTGATGATAAGATTCTTAATCTTGGCACAACAGATAAAGACTTTATATCTGGTGATGTTGCTGTTGGATCTACATCTGCTGCACAATATGCAGTAGATCGTATTATATCTGACGAATTTAATGATAAATATGATAAGGGATCTGAAATTGAGACCGCCGCTGATGACTTAATTGACTTTTCAGAAGGAAATCCATTCGGTACATTCTAATGCTTGGAACTTATTACTATCATGAAATAGTTAGAAAAACGATCATATCGTTTGGAACTTTGTTTAATGAAATTTTTATTCGTCACAAAGATTCTGGTGGAAACACTTACAGTGAGATGAAAGTTCCTTTAGCATATGGGCCTTCTCAAAAGTTTCTTGCAAGATTAGAGCAACAAGCAGATTTAAATAAACCAATTGCAATCACTTTACCCAGAATGTCATTTGAGATGACATCAATACAATATGATTCTTCAAGAAAACTTGGTGTAACACAAACATTTAAAGCATCAGATGGAACAAATTTGAAAAAAGTTTTCATGCCTGTTCCTTATAATATCGGATTTGAATTAAATATATTAGCAAAGTTAAATGATGATGCCTTGCAAATCGTTGAACAAATACTACCATACTTCCAACCATCTTTTAATTTAACACTTGATTTGGTGAGTTCTATTGGAGAAAAAAGAGATATACCAATCATATTAGATTCAATGAATTTTCAAGATGATTACGAGGGAGATTTTTCAACAAGAAGAGCATTGATATATACGTTAGGATTTACAGCAAAAACATATTTGTTTGGACCTGTGCCATCATCATCATCAGGAATCATCAAAAAAGTTCAGGTTGACGTTGCTGCTGATACAAATACAAAAACCGCAAAACGTGAAATGAGATATACTGTTGAACCTGATCCAGTCACAGCAGGTCCCGATGATGACTTTGGTTTTAGTGAAACAAGTTCATTCTTCACTGATGGTAAAACATACAGTCCTACACAACAAAAAGATGTGTAATCATGAATAATCAAAACTCTGAAAACGAAATAGTAAATGTAGATGCAACTCCTGTTGATAAGGGTCAGTTGCAGAAAGTTGAAGATGTAGAGAAAGATTATTCATATACAAGAGGTCAATTATATTCACTCATTGAAAAAGGACAGGAGGCAATCAATGGCATTATGGAACTTGCTGGTGAAAGTGCAAGTCCAAGAGCATATGAAGTTGCAGGTCAATTAATCAAATCTGTTGCAGACACAACTGATAAGTTAGTTGACTTACAGAAGAAAGTAAAAGAATTAGAT